TCCACACTCTAGCCGACTCCGGTATGGAATCGGATACTCTGTGGGCAAGTCGCTAACTACATCAAGGCATGCATTACTGCATGTATCCTGGGGTAGAGCAACAAGTCCAGTGCACCTAGACGGCCCAGGCCCGAACTTACGTTCGAGCCTAAGTAGGCTATCTTGGAGGTGATACCAATCACCATAGGAGACGCTATGACAGCGCCCCCGAACCACCCTGCATCGGACCCCCCATCGCTGAAACCGAGAATTATAACTAATTCTCGGTTCTCGGATGAGAAGCTCAGTTAAGGGAATGTCCTGGTACTCGCATAGTGCGCCATGTTCTGGGTTGTTTGTAATAGGCAATAATGCCCGGTACTCACAACGAAGGACTTGACGTACAAGCTTGTACAAGAACGATGCACATACCTCATATCCATAGAGGCGAGCTCGCAAAGCGAGTTCACATGTGGATACGATAGCATCGAGTGATGGCGATATCGCCCGCTTGAACCGCAGTGGTGTAATGTGTCTGCCTTTATAGGCATCCACACCGCAGGATTCTCTGAAGAATCCATTGACGAAGGTCTTGCTCATGTTCGGCACTAAGCCACACAGAACAAGTCCATCTATTGCACCATCGTGATATTTCGCGGGATAAACAATATCGTCACCGAAGACATAGACCTCGTTACAGTTCACACCATAACGAGACCGTATGCCCGCACGAACCACACTAAAGAAGACGAGGGACTCAACAGGAAAGCATAACGCGTTTCCCATTGGGGCCCACTTCTCTAGGTCTATGACCCGTCCACTGAGCAGCTTGATCTTTGACGCTCGTGAACACGACAACTTGTCATAAACGTAGTCACCGAATAGGTGACGAACGAGATGACAAGATACGCGATCACTAGCTTCCTTCAAGTCCAGGGTAACAAACTCCCTGGTTTTACTTGAAGAGAGAGCAAGATCACGATTCACGGTTTGATCCGTGAAGTTTATCTTACCCCTTGTTAAGGGGTGAGACATGATCTGAGCTTCAAGCAACTGACGCTGACCCTGTTGGATCCATATGGCCTCCGTGGGATGCACGCATATTAAGCGTGGACCTCTGGAGTCCTTAGGGACTGCAACAAGTTTAGCGACTATAGTATCCTCCTCCTTCACTATCCACCGACCACTTCTAAAGACTTCCTCCCAAAAGGTAGGAAGCCCGCAGAAGTATTGGTCGAAGGGATAGTGCTCTTGGATGGATGTATACAATGTTCTAAAACAGCTCTTATCACGCGGAAGCCTGGAAGGATAAACTCCCCCAGGCCCGTGTGACGGAACTATTTTTGACCAGTCGATTCGGTATATGACTGAACCAACGATTTGACGAGCGGTACGAAGGGTGTTGCTGCCGGAAATAACGCCATGATAAGCGGTATTCCAAACAGCAACACCTTTGTCCGTTTCTTCAAACTCCTTTTCGGAGTTATTGAGTTGTTCATTTGTAGGTTCTTGCTCGGCTTTATAACAGAATACAAGGAGTTGCCTAACATACAGGAGAAGTTTATGGTCGTCATTACTGACGAACATATCCCAGAGTGGCAAAAGCCACTCAGGAAACGCGATATTGCTATCACGCTTCCCCTCAAGGTATGCTAAGACTTCCTTGTCTAGCTTGGGACCTTCTATAAGGACCCAATCATACGAGATCTCCTCAGGAGCGCCAAGTGGCAATCCCGTCTTGATGCGTATGTCTGCTAGCAGGCGATTATATACTGTAATGATATAAGTATGCATGATGCATTCACCTGTGTTCTGTGTGTTCAAAACGGTATAGGGCTAAAGGTCAAAGGTGACCGCTTAGCGCCCAGCCGTTCGTTTAGTCGGATCTCTCTAACTAACCTGGTTAGACATTCAACCTGCCACCGTAAGGTGACAGGGTGATCGTCGCCAGTGTTGTTAATATCATATGGATCTCGGGTATTCTCCCATTCCCAAATCAGACCATTGCTGGTCTCCTTGAGAGTAGGCTGAGTCCCCGTCCACATGCAATAATACCGAGAAACGGCGATAGCCTCATCCAACTTAGACTTCCCGCGACGAGTATTTAGCTCGGCTCGGGTAATCTTGATGGATAAGGATAGCGTCCAGCTTTCGGCGAGATCATCAATCGGAGTTTTCCTAATCTGCAACTTAGCTTTCATATAGTATATACTATCTGTGGTTTAGGTGCCAGTCAGGGTGACCGGTTGACCGTGAGTTTGCTTACTGCTCGTGGTTGGCGAAAATTTCGTCAGCCAATCGAGCGCGGAAGCATCCGCACCAGTGCCAGTCAGGGCTTGGATAGCAGTGTCCACACACAGCTCGATAGCTGTCTGTGAAGGCTGATATACGCCCTTGCCGGCGACGACTACGATCTGAACACGCACAGGAATCGGACTGGGGTTGACCCCGCCGGTATCCAGGTAAGACATGTTAACTGCGAACTTCGAACGCGTAACCGGGAGCTTAGTAGCTCCATCGGTCGCGTCCTGATGGGCGATCTCCATAGTATGGGGCAAAGTAGCCCCATCCGTGATAGATCTCCGTAGCGAGCCATTGGCATCGCTATAGATCAGTTTATATGCCTTACTTTTCAGTGTGATGTCTGCATTCATACTTATATATGTGTTAACGTTTACGTTTCAGGTTCGCCACCGATTGGTGGATCAGAGCCAGCGATAAGCTGGCCTGCTTCTTTCCAAACCTACCCGCCAAACGGACAGAAGTGTCCGCTGGCACAGGATTTCGGTGGTAGTGAGACAACTCAACATTTGCTACCTGATGACCTTCATACTCGTTATAGTTGTTGGAGCCAGTCTGGCGCTTTAAAACGCCAATATTAGCTTCAATCTTTTCCGAGATCCAAGCATACTGAATAGATTTGCCACCACCCGTGAGGGTGTTGTCCATCTTGTCGAGTACGCTGGAGAGGTCAACGAACCAGTCAGACACGAAGGAGAAAGGAACTTTCTCCCAAGCGAATGAAGCTGGTCCCGTTGCAACGAACCGCGAGAGCAAGTAATCAATCTGTTGAAGGGTTGATGACTTGAACTCGACAGAACGTCTACCATAGACACCAGACACTAGAAGAGGCGGGGAAGCAATTAATTGCTCCCTCCACCATCCTCCGGTGCCAGGTGCGTCGGTTACAGGACTATATCCAGCTAGCGATAAGGGTTGGAAGGCAATAGTGCCTTTACAACTCTTAGTCACCGTCTTTGGTGCTTGAGCCTTGGAAGCTGCCTCGCGGAGACGTCCCCTTAAACGGGGAATCTCACGAGACAACTTCTTCAGATCAGACACTAGCGGCGCGATACCAAACGAATAGCCTAAGTAGGCGTTAGACAACTGCTTAAGCTTTAACCCTCGCGGGTTAAGCTTACCGTGGAAGACATTGGACAGAAACTGCCCAATATCCTTCATCATATCGAGCGTTTGCCCGCCCTCAGCGATATTAAGGAGGTTATCAACCTCATTAACTTCGTAGAAGGACGAGATAGCGTCCGATAACAGTTGCTCCTTCGTTTTAGTGTAGGTAACCAGTAAGTGCTCGCGGTCTATATATGGACAGCGAACATTCATATCTTCCCATAACGACAGGGCACCACTAGAGATCTCAATTCTAGTAGCGCCATTATTGATATGGTAGATACTCAAGGGACACGGCTTGATCATAGATGATCGATAGTCGTGAACGACAGTATTAACGTTAGGCTTGGGGTTCTTTGAGTCCGAAATGGTCTCATCGAGTTGCCCAAGACTATAGTGAACACCAACGTTAGTATCATCGTGCTCAAAATACATCGAGCCAGATGATACATCATAGAACTTCTGGTGGAAAGTACCACCAGTATGTTCATCTTGAGGTAGGTTACGTGATCTTATACGCATGTTTAGTTAGACGGGGCGCCACCGGG